AGGAATGTCCGCATAGACTGTTCGAGGGTTGTCACCCCATGCAGTCGATTTCATGTCCGACCAAAAGAAGCTCGAAGCGCCTGCCCATGTATCTGCCTCAGCAGGAGAGGTTAGCCGTACATGGAGTGCAATTTCTGCATCTTCCAGCATACGAGGTTCGGCGGCAACTATGAGTTGGGCCAAAAACTCCACAGAAACGGTATCACCCACACCCGGCAAATCACAGTTGCAAGACAGAGAGCCGGTGCCTTGCACGAAATTATCAGTATTTAGATTGAAAACTGTGCCATTCGCGAGCGTGAGAGTTCCCCACCAAACGATTGTACGGTTTCGGCCTGTTCTGCTGTCCAACACCTGCTGAAAAGCGGTACTAATCGGATACATAGGCCCACCTCACATTTCAATAATGTCGATGCTGTAATCTTTGTACAGACCACCTTCACTTGCGTACGCGCTCAAGTCGCTCTGTGTGTAGCTATCCTTGCCCGCATACGCCGACATTGTTTGGATGCCGTTGTCGTAATAGGTGAAGGAAAACTCCTTACCCTGCATAAGATTGTGCATCGTCGCCACCTCTAAGCCGGTGATCCGGTCAAAGGTGAGCTTAATTTTGCGGACGGTGGGGCGAACCCACGATATGTACATGAGGCCGCTTTCCACACGTCCAGAATCAGAACTGACAATGTTGTCGTTCTCAATAACGACAGAGGACGGGACGTAAATAGGTGTCCCGTCCACTGCCCAATATCCATTGGTGCATTTTTTACAAATTCCCATAGTCTCACACCTTTAAGCCTTCAAAGGACTTTTGCCAGTTCGCCGGATCGCACGATTGTTCTCGTCAACGATAGTCTGGAATACCTCTCGACCATCAATAATGACTTTGATGTCGCCAGTCTGCCCACCGTCACCGTTCCGCATGGAGCGGGCCAGTGCTTGCAGTTCGGACAGGATACCCAGTAGATACGCCGTCACGCCGTCGCTGTCCTCCGCAGGAGCCGTTGTCGCGGCTACTCTGGTCTGGTAGGGTACGACCGTACCTGCGGCGATCTGAGGCACTGTGAAGCCTCCCATGCTGGTCAGCGCATTGGCGATGGTCTGGAAGGTCGTTGCGAGGGAACCAAGGCTGCTGATAACAGCCTGCATACTGCCGACCACGCTATCGACATTCATCTGCACGTTGGGGCTGTCCGGGGTCATGCCGTCGGTAACAGCCGTCGCGATGTTCTTTGCAGTGGAAAGCAGGCTGCGTTCGCCGTCGTTGATGCCTTTTTCCAGACCCATATCCAAGAACTCACCGATTTCAGCAAAGACCTTAGAGGGGGAATGGATACCGAACAGGCTCTTGATCCGGCGAATGAGGTTGTTAACCATGGTGGAAACATTGCTCATAAAGCCGCCCCAAGCACCGGCAACACCGTTATTCAGACCCGCAACAAGGTTGTGGCCCACGTTGTTCCACTTGATGTTGTTCATGTTGGTGCGCAGATTGTTCCACGCGTTCAGAACGTTGGTGCGCAGGTTGGAGAAGTAGTTCAGCGTGTTTGTACGCAGATTACTCCAAGCGGAGTTTGCATTGCTCACGATGCCAGAGAACGCGGTCGACAGATTGGAGCGCATATTGGATGCCGTATTCAGGACAGAAGTACGGGCATTGTTGAACGTGTTGCTGATAGTGGTGCGGATATTCGAGAACGCAGACTGCGCATTGGAATAGACATTGCTCCAAGTGGACGACAGATTGCTCTTGATCTGCGAAGCGGTGTTATCCAGCCCAGTTTTCGCATTGTCAAAAGCGGTCGTTACGTTGGAACGGAGATTCGACCACGCGTTCTGCGCACTGGACTTCACGTTAGACCATGTATCGCTCAGACCGTTTCCAATCTGTGTAGCGGTATTCGCAAGCCCGGTTTTCGCGTTATTAAATGCGGTCGTTACGTTCGTTTTCAGATTACCCCACGCGCTCTTTGCATTGGAAACGATATTCGACCACCCTTCGGAAAGGAAAGAGGTCAAATTGGAGATCGCGCCGGAGAAAAAGTCGGTGATGGTGTGCCATGTGGTGGAGATACCGTTAAGGAAACCTTGGACGACATAACCGCCCATCTCCTGCATAACGGTAGACGGAGAATTGATTCCAAACGCAGCCTTAAAGCCGTCAATAAACGGCTTAAAAACATGATCGTAGATCCAAACAGCGATGTTTACAAGCGCGTTTGCAATGCCTGCGAGCAGTCCTGCAACAATGTCGCCGCCGTATTGGTCAAAGTAGTCTCCGAAGTAGGCTTTAACATTCTCCCATGCGGATTTCAGGATATTCCAAATATTCACCACGAGAGAGCCGATAACGCTTACCGCCGCACCGATTGCAGCTCCTAACAATCTAAACATGGCCGATGCCAGCTCAGACCAATTAACGTTACTTATGAAGTCAAGTAGACCGTTGAACAGCGCCGTTGTTAACGCCGCCTAATCGACATTTTCGATAGCCGAAGAAAGCAGATTCAAAACTGCGATCATTGCGTCGGATAACAGGCCGCCGATGTTGCCCCAATCAATCCCAGTAAATAACGTGTTAATGCTTTCCGCAAGAACTTGTCCGATATGGTTCCAATCGATGGAAGTGATTGCGTTGCGAAGCATGGTTATTATTCCGTTAAAGCCGGTCACGACAGAATCGGCCAACTTTACCCAGTCAATGGAAGTAAACCATGTGTAAATACCTTCACCGATACCTTTGCCCAGCTCGTCCCACTTTACCTCGTGAACGAAACCATGAATGAGGCGCACAAGAGCCTGCCACTTGGCGGCAAACGCCTTGCCGATTGTATCCCACTCCACGTTATCAACCAGACCGTTCAGGCCCTCGCCCAATCGCTTGCCGAGGTTGTCCCAGTCATACTCGTACATGAACGTGTTGTAGATGTCCGCGATAGCGTTGCAACCGTCGGCAATGGTTTTTCCCAGCATGGGCCAATCAATGCCGTCGGTAAGACCGTTCATGATCTCAGCGAAGCGACCGGCCCACTTTACGCCCTCAGGTCGCAAAGTGTTGTTGATCCAGTCGTCTACCGCCTTGATTGCATAGTTCAAACCTTCGGCAATAACCTGACCAACGCCGTACCAATCTCCGCTCTGCCAAGCCTCTTTCAACCGTTCAATCCAGTCCTGCACGCTCTGAGGCAAGTCAATGGGGACTTCCTCGTACTGCACACCTGTTTCATCGAGGTCGCTGCCGCCTCCGCTGCTGTCGTCCTGCTTACTCTGCCGGTTCAATTCATCGAAGCTGTACAATTCCGCGTTGAACTCTTTCTGAGCCGCAGCCGCGTTCTCTGCGGATTCTGCATAGCTGTCCGTGCCTTTCTTGGCAACGGTATAGCTGCGCTTACCGCTGAGGAGCGCAAAGAACTGATTGACGTAAGAGATAGCTTTCGATAGCAGATTCAGAACCGCCATGATGACAGGCTCCAAAGTGGAGATGATGTTGGCTGCGGCAACAGAGATGTTGCCCGTGAGCTGCGTTGCGCTGTTCTTGATATTGCTCATGGTGCTGTTGAACTTAGAATCAAACTGCGCGAGCTTTTGCAGGCCCTCACCGATGCCCTGAAAAATCGAAGTGATGAACTTCTCTTTAATTCGGGAAATCAACATTCGTCTTAACCGTGTCAACGACTTTGCGAAAGTCTCAGCAGACAGGGTTGTTTTATGAGACTGTTTTGCGAAAGACTTGAGGCTGGATACCGCTTTTTTAGCTCCTGTGGCAATCGCATTAAACGTGATTTTTCTCAGGCTATTTCCTAAGCGTGCTGCCGCACTACCGACGGTACTCATTATAGATTTCAGACTGGAAAAAACACTGCCGATACGACCGCCAATACCGGGAGACTGTAACATCTCCTGCAAGGCCGCCCGGAAAGCACTCCGAAAATTATTAACGCCTCCTGTGGCAGTCTGAGCCGCCTGAGAAACGTCGGTAAAATTCTGCCCGCCGGTTTGACCTGCACTGGCTGTTGTCGGCTCTGCTGCGGGCTGGTTGGCTGCGTCGCGTGCTGCCGCAACACGGGCGTACTCTGCTTCGAGTTGCTGTAACACAGCAATCTTTGCGGCGTACTTCTGATTGACAGAATCAATCTGGATCTGTTCAATCTCAAGCACGTTCACGGCCTGTTCGTCGCTGGTCGTCTGCGCCAGAGAATCATCGGTAGACTGTCGAATACTGTCCAGCTCTTTGTAATACTCCGACAGATTTCCTTTGGCAGTGCTGATCTTCTTTTGCAACCGCGCCAGTTCTTTGTCGTAGTTTGCAGTAGCCTTTGCAGCGTTTGTGGTTGCAGTCGCAGCCTGTGCTTGAGCTTGGGCCGTAGCCTGAGCCGCTTGTGTAGCTTGCTGCGCACTGTTCGCAGTATTGTTGGCCGCGCCCTGCGAGGCTGCGGCCAAGTTCTGCAAAATAGAAGTGATACCAGAAAAGGCCGTCCGCATATCACTTCCCAACGTATTGACCTGCTTCGTGAGGCTGTCAATCGATGAAAGCAGCTTATCGGAACCCTTTTCAAAACCCTCGTTGTCCAGCTTGGTATCGAATACGAGGGAGCCGTCAGAGTTATTAGCCATTTCCTGTACCTCCTTCCTTCAAAAGACTTTCGTAAATTGCACGCATCTGATCTTCCGGGGACTGTCTTTCAGCAGCAAATTCCATGCTGCACAGATCCCGGTTTGCGGCAAAAAATTCGCTTTCGTGCTTTTCGAGTTTCTTGCCCATCGCCTTTTTCTGTCGAATCGTGAGAACAACGCCCCACAGATCCTCCCGGTCGATGGCTTGGAAGTACCCCAAAAACGTCCACCAGTGCATAAAAGGAACGGCGCGAACTTCCATCCCCGCCACTTTATTGATGGCCGGGAAAATAAGCTGTTCGTCTTTGTCCCAATTCACGACCTTCGGACTGGGTTTGTCGCTCGACAAGCGACACTCCATGAACTCTGTCGCCGCTTTGAGCGCGGCTGCATAAGTGTCCTTGTCTTTGGGCATACTGTTCAAGTCTTTATAAATCCGGCTTAAACAAATAAAGACCTTCTCCTGATCGGAGAGGTCTTTGTCGTTGTAAGCCGCGATAATTCTGAGAATGTTCCGATAATCGGAACGGATTTCATAGGTTTTGTTGCAGACATCAAGCGTATGCGGTAACATTCCTATCATCGCCGCTTACCTCCGGGGTAGTGGTCGGCTGAATATCGCTCAAATACTTGTCCGTCCGAGCCTTGGACAGCGCCATTTCGTCCTCGACGGCCTCTGCGATGATATTACCGATGCCCTCGATAATACTCTCACAGAAGAATTTACCGCCAACGCTGGAAAAGGGGTTGCGCTTGGCGAAAATCTCGTCAGCCTCGTCCATGTCGAACAGGGCGTTGATGCGCCGTTTCAGCTCGTTTTCCACGGACTTGAGAACCTGCCAGTCGTCGTCAAAGGACGCAGTGCCGTCGTTCTTAATGCTCAGGTTTTTCAGCGGCTCCACGATGGTGTGGAAGTCCGCAGAAAGCTGATTATATCTGTCCAGAATGGACAGGTCAGCAGGCCGGATGTAGATATTGCAGATCAGCTTTCCGAATTTGTTCACAAGGGGAATTTCCCTTGTGCCGTCGTCGATAACACCCTTGTATTCCTTGATGGACATGATTACATACCTCCGTAATGATTAAAAAATGGGCGCGGAATATTGACTACCCCGCGCCCGATGTGTGAATATTTGGGCCGCGTCCCGTATTAGGCCGCGTCGGAGATGGTAGCGACGTTAGTCTCCATGTTATAGGAGATGTTCTTCTTAACCATAGCGCCGACGGGGTGAATCTTATAGGGGATTGCATAGCCGGTGGTGTCGCCGCCGGTAGACTGAGGCACAAACCATGCGTTGCGCACATAGCAGTAGCCGGTCATAGTCTTGGTGGCGGTATCGACGCTCTCGAAGAAAGCCTCAGCGAACTCGCCCAGCAGGTCGGCTTCACCATACTTTTCTTCCAGAGCGCACTCAAGCATATGCTCGTACATAGCGCGGTCGGGATCCATGTAGTAGGGTGCGACATCGACCTCAGGCTCATAGCCAGAGTGGGTGAAGGTGGATTCACCAAGGACGTTCTTGGAAGATTCGGTATCAGGGTTCAGCTCCTTGGTCAGCTCGTCGTTATCCTTGCCGATGGCCTCCCATTCGGTGCCGTCCTTCCACTTGCCGAAGAACATACCTCTGTTGCGTTCCATTTTTGCCATAAGGTTAATTCCTCCTGTAGGTAATTCTTAGTTGGATTTGGTATTTTGCCGCGTCGCTGCCTACCTGAATCGGGTATGCGGTCAACGTCGGCACGATAGACTTAACCCTTCCCTCGTTGATTGCAGGGAAATCACGTTTGCTGTTCTGTTCCAAGATCCACGCCACGACTTCATCGTAAAAACCTAAGTTCGCGAGGTTCTGTTCTACGTCTGCACCGTAGCTTTCCTTGCTCGCGAAAATGTAGTTGATGGTCTGTACGTCGGTAGGGATCTCCTCACCTAACACGTTTTCTCTGTAATTGATTTGGGAAGGAACGGCGTACAAAGCGTACTCCGTAGGATTTTCCGCAAGGTAGTCCATGCGGAACCGGCTGCCCTCTGCGAGCGCCGGACAACTCCGAAACCAGTTTCGGAGTTGGACAGCGTTATTTAATTCCAGCGACATTCTTGGCCTCCTGTAAAATATCCTGCATACGATCAGCTTTCATACGTTCAAAGAAGAACGGCCCTGCGAGCGCGTTTACATCTGTCGCGTATTTCAGAGATCGTCCAGTTGGATGTTTCTTCTGTCCTTTCGGGCTGAAATAGCGCGTCGGTATGCCGCTGTCGTCCTCGAAAACAGGAATGTTCGGGCCGTATATCTCACCGTAATACTGATAGTGTGCATAGGGGCCAGGATAGATCACTTTCCCGCTGCCGATCTGTGTAGCTCCATATGCACTCTTTGCGAGCTTGCCGGAATCCCATGGGGCATATTCCAGATTGTAGTCGATGACCGTTTTGTCGATAACTTGCTGAACCAACCCGCCTTTGTTGATGTTGCATCTCCTTAGGAGGTCAGCCGCGTCTTTCGGCATATGAACGGTTTTGACTTTCAACTCGATCATGCGCCTACCACCTTCCAATGGGGCGCGTTAGGAGCGCGCCGGTTATCCGTCACTCCTAAAATCGTGAACGCCTCGTAGTTTTTATGCAGCGCAGCGGGTCGCAGCCCTTGTGCTGTCACCGCGCCCCGGACAACAATGTCACCGTTGCGGAGGGTAAACAGCCCGGACACGTCTGCCGCGTTCGCATAATCCAACGGGGCTTTGTACGTCTTACCGCCAAAGTCGGCGGTTACAGGGATACGGGTCGTGAACTTATTTGCGGCTTTTAGGCCGGAACTGTCCACGCTCGAAACGTTCTCACAGAACCACGAAACGCCGGAAATAACAGTGGCGATATATTCGTCACTGTCAGTGTCGGGATTCAGTCTGGCGTTAAACACAGTAATAGTGTCGTTGCATAAATTCATACTTCGACCCCCCTGTAAAGCAGGGGTACGCCGTTGTCGTCCGTCTCTCCGTACAGCATGGAGCGAATAGACGCGGACATGGATCTGTCCGCGTCCTCAACGCTCAGTGCCTTGCCGTAGGTTTCGGAGTAGCCGTCCGTATTAAACGACGTAACGACCGGGTTACTTGTCTGCGCTTCTACGCCCGCTTTGCTGTCAATCCCGATAAGGGACATCATGCAAAGTTTGACGGCCTCAGGGACTTCCCTCATGTTCTGTACCCTCGAAGCCGTCAAACGGTCAATGCGTTTCCGCGCCCGAAATTCCAGCGCCGTGAACTCTGCATTGGAGGCCGTGCCGCCGTATCCCTTATACTCGTCGAAACTCAGGTAGGTCATTGTACGTCCTCCTTACCGGCACGGATTAACCTGCGGCGGTAACGTTGAACTGGAGGGCATCGGACTTCTTGTTCAGGATGAACACGTCCTCGAAGCTCTCTTCGTAGTAGATATACTTGCCCTCGGTCACAGCGGAAGGGGGATCGAGCTGGGAGAACTGATAGGACACGGGGGTGATAACAGCGCTGGGGTGTACCAGCATCATGTTGATCTGAGCTGCGCCCTCTGCGACGGCCCAACCTGCGGTGAAGGTGTAAGCGGACTTCATCAGGGTAGCGGGAACGCCGATGATCTCCACTTCCTCGATACGGGAAACGGTGCGGTCGATAGCGGACTTCTTGCCCTGAACATCGAAGTTACGAGCCAGACCGCTTGCCTGCTTCAGCAGGGTCTTAACCTCGTTGGTGCAGTACAGAATACGACCGTTGGCAGGAACACGGGCGTTGTCCATGTTCAGCATCAGCGCGTCGAAAACTGCCAGCACGTTAGCTGCGGTCAGCGCGGTGGTGTCGGCCTCGTGGTTCTGCTCGCACCACAGCTTGTACAGGGTGGAAACGCAGTATGCGTCCATTTCGGGGAACTTCTGCTCCTCGTTGAACACCTGAGTGATGTTCGCGATGGAGGCAACCTCGTTGGTCTGGTCAATGTCCTTAGGATGGACAAGAGTAGACCACTTGCGCTGATTGCTCAGCACCTTGGGTTCCCACGCGTTGTCATAGTTGCGGGTGGCGGTGGCGATGGTGTCGCGGTCAGCGGCAACACGGCCAGTGGTGGACAGATTGGGGATGTAGATGGTCTTACCATCTTCGCCCATACGGTAACGACCGTTGTTGGGGGTGGCGTACAGAGCGCCGAAGTTCAGGGCATAGGGATAAGCCTGTGCCAGCTCGCGGGCGTACTGTGCTGCGTAGTTAATAGCTGCCATGTGAAATTCTCCTTTTCAGAATTACAAAATTTGCCCTAATTAGTTATCAGAGGGCTTAGGACGTACCCCGTTGAAGTGGAAGCCGAAAACAGCCTTGTCGCCGTCGGGCTTCTGGTTCTTAGGAAGAACGATCTGCGGCTTGTTGTCGCCGGGGTTGTTGGGATCTGCGGGAGCCTGATCCACCAGAGCGCCGGGATTATCGGTCTTGTACTTGGTCAGGAAATCGACATAACCGACCAGCGTTTCGCCGTCGATCTGGAAGTCCTTGGCCTGAGCCTGACTGATAAAGTCGCGCTTAGCAGCAGCAGAAGAAAAGTTCAGGCTGTTGGCCTGTTCGCGTACCATGAACTCTTTGCGCTGCTTGACGACCTTGGCATCCCACGCCTGCTGATCCTGCTGATACTTGGTTTGCAGGTTGGTAAGCTGGGTCTGCGCCTCGGTCAGCTTGCTTGCGTCGGTCTGCGCTGCGGTCAGCTTGCCCTGCAAATCGGTGATGTCAGCGTCGCGCTGGGTGATCTGCCCGGTGAGGTCGTTGACCTGCTGGGTGAGGCCGTTGACCTGAGAATTGAAGCGATCCACAGAGACGTAACCGCCCTCAGACAGATCCGCAAAGCGGACGTGCTTCGTCTTGTCGGTCTGTCCTGCGTTCACTTCGTCGATTCTGGCCTGTACCTGCTGATACAGTTCCGGGGACAGCAATTCGTTGAGTTTCATACTTCCTCCATTTCCCGGCGTAACTGAGTGCTGCGCCGTCGACAGTTTAGATCCCTTGTCGTGGGGATAATTTATATATCAAGGCTGAGTGCCTTAATAACGGGATGAAAAAAGCGCCCTACGGCTCGTTGCCGCAGAACGCTTTGCAAGGCCCTCAGACGGGCCGTTATTTCGGGCGGGTCTTTTGTCGCCCTTTTATGAAAAATCGGAATATGAGGTCACATTTTTATGTGACGGTGATATTTTACACTTTGACCATCTTAAAGCCCTCCACTGACAGGCGATCACCGCGCGCTTTAAGCCCTGCGGCTTGAGCTACGGCGTAATACTGCTTTGTAAGAGCGTTAATGTTCTTTTGGTGGGATCTACGCGCCTCCATGTCGTTACCATTGAGACGCGCGGCATTGGCCGCATCTTTCTCCCGGCGCACCTTTGTTTCAAGCTGTCGCATGAGCTGCCGTGCCTGATACAGTGAATAGTGCTTGCCTTTGATGTCACAGCCTGCCGCGTTATCGACCTGCCACTGCTTGAGCTGTTCGTCAGTGTATCGACGCTTGGAGTGCTGAGTGGAAAATGCCATAGCGATGTGCATACAGTTCCATTCTCCGATAGGTCGACGGAAACCCTCATAAAAGTTCCCGTCAATATCGTAAAAATCAAACCCTGCCTGCATCTTTTCAAACTCAGTTTTGAGAAATACGCGCCCCTGTACAGGCTCGTGATCCGGCGCGCTGTTCGCGTGCGCGGAAATCTCCACCGCGTCAAAACCCAACGCCTCACCCATAGCAAGGGACGCATTTTGATTGATTTGATTAACGCCGTCAATAATGTTTTGGCGCACGGCGCTGTCAAGGCGACGATGATAGCCGCTTTCATAATAGACCTGCAAGCCGTTCGTGCCAACATCGCGAATGATTTCACGCGCAGCTTCTTTGTAACTTGTCAAACCCATCGAAGTAGCCACAATAGCACGATCAACCGCGTCTTTGTAGGTAGGCATAATAGACGTAGTGTTGGATAGGTTCATCATGGTCTGCGCTGTTTGGGTGCTTACGTTCTGCGCGAATTGCGTTATCCGCGTATTCTGTTCCGGGGTGAGCGGCTGACTTTGGAGGGCCGCCGCGAACCTCGGATCTGTGTAGCTATCCGACAGCGCCGCTTGGTAGATCTGGTAGACGTCCCGGATGTTCATTGCGGTGGCCTGTGCCAACTCGCGGGAGATTTCCCGAACATCCGCGCCCATCTCCGTCATTACGATGATTCGGTTAATGCTTGAGGCGTTCAGCTCACCGATTTTCAAGAGCTGCGCCGCAATCTTTTTGATATACAGGCGGTTCACCTCATCCAACCGTCCGATAATCCGCTTTATAGCAGCCTCAAGCTCCTTTTCGGTCAGCATTTTCACGCCTCCTTACTTCTTACTTGCCAGAAGATCCTTGAGATTTTCAAGCTGTTCGATGGTTTTTTCCACCGCCGCTGCATCTCGGAACATAATTCTGACGTTCCCGTCGTAGCCGCTCACGGGCATCTGTACCCGAACGTCCTCAGCGGGAATTGTGATCCACGGCATGAACATTTCGCTCACCGCCTTTTCGTGGATTTCGTGCCGGTGCTTGCAGGTGGAGCCGCCGTAGTAGCTTCTACACCCGGTAGGAACCTCACACTCTCGGCAATCATTGGGGATCTTCATGGTTTACTCCTCTCCCGTGGGAACCTTCGGCAAAAGCTGATTCATACCGGCCATCTGTTCTGCCGCCGTTTCTTCGGCAATGGCAGAAACCGCAGCAGCGGCTTGTTCCTTGGTTTCGTTAAAATACCACTCGCGGAACTCTGCCTTACTGATAAGACCGGCGTTCAACAGCATCAGCCGCTCATTCATCTGCTGTTCGGTGTCAGTGATAATGCTGTCGTCCCACTCGAAGGAAACCTCATAGTCACCCTCAGGGGCCAGCCCGTACAGATCGGCCCATACGTCCATCGCCCTGATAACGTCTTTCAGGCAGTGTTCCAACGCTTTCTGGTTATCAGCGATAGTGGCGTAAGACCGTTGCTTGATGATCCGCAGTTCCGTTGCAGTGCGGGCTTCTACGTTTGCGTCAGACAGCGTTCCACGAGCCAAGCCACACTGATCCTCGATACGCATTAAGAGCTGATTCAGACCGTTAACAAGGCTGCCGTCGCGAATAGCAGGAGAAAAGACGTTATACAGGTCGCGGTCGCCCTTGTCGGCATCGACGGCACGGAAAAGGCGCTGATTCAGCTTGGGCATTTCCAGACCGCCACCCTCGGTTTTCTTAGGCCGCAGAACGGTGGGGTCAACGTCAATAGCAAGCTCGCTGCCCTCATACTCCCAAAGCAGACGGGAATACTGCAAATCGGCTTCTTTGATCGTGTCACGGGCTTTGCAGAAACAGGACGCGCCCATAGGACTGTCAACGTCGATACTGTTTGCAGATGCGACTTTGAACCAACCGAACATCTGACCGCCGGAGTTTTTAACGGTCGCCTCAGGCTTGAGCTGCGACCACTGAGCCACTTCGGACAGATTGATTTCCACGCCGACGGCATCGCGCATATTGGACTTAAATGCCCGTTGGGTGATCTTGACGTTCTGGCCCTCTACGGTGTGCCGCTCCAAGCGGGTGTATACCGTTTTTCCCTCGCTGAAAGTATCTTGGAAAATGACATCGGCAAGGTTGCCGTCGTCGTCAAAGGCGATGGGGTAAAGGCTCCAATCCATCGTCCAGTCAAAGAAGATGTGACCGTCTTTGGAATAGGGCTTTACGACCATACCGCCCGCAGCGCAACCCTGTTCGAGCTTCTGCCGCAGAACAGTGATGCACTTCTCAAACTCTGCTTTGAGGTATTCAGCGCGGGGGTTCATAATGTCTGCGCCGTCGCCGCTCTGTGTTTCACCGTCTTTGTTTTTGCCGGTGATACTCCACTTCATCTCAAGGACGATCTGCCGCGCGATTTCGGAGGAAATAAAAGCGGGCAGGTTGAGGGACTTCACCGTATCGGGTTTCAGCCAGTCCGCTTTGTTGAGGTACATATTGTACCAGTTGTCGAGCGCGTTCACCATTTCGTTAGAAAGCGGCGTTTCAACGTGTTCGACGGTTTCTATGTTCTTGTAAGGAATCATCTTGTGAATCACCGCCCGAATAAAATTTAGTAATTTTGTAAACATGGGGTTCTCTCACCACCTTGAAAAAGGGTGTAAAAAAGCTCGCCTTTCGGCGAGCTATCGTTATTCAGCTATTGTGTTAAGATCATTTCAAGTGTCGCGTCGTATATTATCCGCACCACGTCAAGATCGGATCGTTCTCGTGTATAGAGTGCGTGCCAATCCTCCTCTGTGCCGCCATAATATATAGCTTGAACATCGTGGAAATAGTTCCACCCTGTAAAATCAATAAGAGAACCGGGGAGAAACAAATACTTTATGCCACAACTGTTAAAAGTGTTACTTGCAATAGTCGTGACGGACTCAGGCACAATAACGCTGTCCACTGAGGTTAAAGCGAAAGTACCATCCAACGCAACTACCTGAAAGATTTCTCCGTCCACGTTATAAGACGGCGCTATCCGTATTTTCTTATCACTGCCGTTATAGTCTTTCAAAACTATTTTATTGCCGTCGATGTAATAATCAAAACAAGAAAGCTCTGTGTACTCGGCGCTCCACAAAGATTCCGGCTCAGCATTTACGTCCGTACCGGGTGACAGTATCGCGCTAACAATCAAAGGCAACCAACAAACGGCAATTATCAAAGCCCGCCATTTTTTGTCGAGTTGAAATAAATCCGTTTTATAAAACCAGACAGATAAACTGATAGGAAAGAAAATCAAACAGAGTAGATAATAAAGGCAACCTTTTTCCTGTTTTTCCTCAACATACCCGCAATTTGGGCAAAAACCAACGGCTTTTTGCTTGCGCTCGCTGTTGTAGGTCTTTTGTCCGGCGGGTATAATCCAGTTGTCGTCAAACCCTGTTTTATAATAATTCGACTTAGATCGTGTGCCTGCTGAACGCAATTCGTAGTGGAACTTATCACTTCCACACTTCGGACAGATTGCCATATTTGCCGCCTCCCGGTGTTATGATAACACCATTGTAGCAAAGCAAACAGCAAAAGTCAAATCCTTTTGACTATTACTGTCCTTTACGTCTCCAAACACGTTCCATTGCATACCGAACACTGTCGATACTATGGTTGTCCTTGTCAGGGTAGCCGCTCATAATGTCGCCGTCGTCGGTTCGTTCGTATTCGTAATTCTGGAACTCTTTGGCAGTTTCCGGGCAACGCACCGGGTCAATAACGATCTTCTTTAGGGATTGCAGCCACTTGATACCGTAGCGCACGCTGTCGGGGCCTTTGACCGCAGGCCGACACAAAGAGCCGTAGTCGCGATAGTCACCGACGCTTTTCGGCTCGGCGCTGTCTGCGGTTATCAGATCTGTGCCGGTAACGCCTTTTTGCATGACAAGGTTGTTCCACGTTTCTGCGTTTCCCTGTTTGTTGGCCCGGTATTCGTCGTAAATGTACAGCGTTTTTCGGGCGCTGTCGTAGTGCATCTTCGACCAGTGGAAAGGATCGGGATACCAACCCCAGTCAATGCCCATGTAGATATTGTCGAAGTGTGACTTTTCTTCGTCCGAAATCTGCCGGATGTCCAAATTGTCGAACACTTCGCCGCCGGTGCCGACGGGAATACCCAAATACTCGTGCATATACGCCCGCAGGTTGGTTTCTTTTAGGGCCTCTGCATCGTCAAAGAACTGTTCGCCCAGCCAAGCGGGGGGAACTTCGGTGTAACAGCTTCTATGTCGCAACGCCTTTCGGCGCGGGGTCAAAACGTACTGATTGGCCCAGTTTTGACGACTGATCGGAGGGTTGAAAGACTTGAAAACCACGAACTGCGAGCCGCCACGCATGACGGACTGCTGAACGCTTCGTATTTCTTCCTCACCGGCGAACTCGTCAAGTTCCTCAAACCACAGATATTTCAGGTATCCACGAGATACCTTGATGGATTTTAACTTTTTCGCCTTGTCCAGACCGCGAAATAGAATTACCTGCCCGGTAGGGCGATAGGTCAGCTTATAGGGACTTGTGGTAGCTTTCCACAGATCGCTTACGCCCAACGCCTCGATACCCCATAACACCTGCTCAAAGACAGACGTGCCGATAGTAGAGGCAACTTTACGGAAAACAACACCATTGGCAAGCGGATCTTGCATAATCCCAAGCGGGAGCATCGTACCGATGAAAGAGGACTTTGTAGAGCCTCGACCGCCGTACAGATCGTAGTAGGTGTGGCCGCCGTTCTGGATGTCCCAATAAACCGGGTAAAACTGCGGGGCGATAATGTCCGACAGCTTTGCGGTTTCACTATCAGCCATTTGCACCGCCGTCCTTGTCCAGACCCTTGAGCATATCACTCACGGTCTGAGGGTCGATGTCAATAGCCTCCTGCGATCCCGCCGCCGGTGCTGCCGTGCGAGGAATGTCGCAAATGATGTTGATAGCCGGGGCCTTCTTTCCGTCCTCTTTGGGCTTGTCAGCGTCCCACGCACGGAAATTGTTTTGGAGGTTGAAACGCGCACCGTTGCAACCGTCTCTATCGTACAAACGCATTTCTGCATAATTTTCGATTTTCAGCTTTGCAGCTTCGACGATAGGCTTATACGCGCCGCGCCCCTGATAGTTCAAAAGGGCCTGTCGGGTCGTAAAGCCCAGCGCAAGTGCAAGGCCGGTGACGGTCAGCGGCTTTACACCCAAGCGAATAGGCTCACCGTACTTGTCAAAGATCGGTTGTCCGTTGTCGTCGGTTAAAAGCTCGCCTTTACAATCCTCGAAATACGCGTCAATCTTCTCCTGCATTTCTTCGGGGCTGTTAAACTTCATCCTGTTTGCCATTTTGCCGCTCACCACCTTTCATGTTGGATGAAAAAAAAGCGCAACGCCTGGATCGGCGCGCGCTCGTTGTGTAGCTCTCCCGGCCCAGCACTCACAACAGGCACGTTTTACCTGCTGCGAGTGTCCGGGGTATAGGGGATCTTACTTCTTGCCGGTCTTTTTGGCCGGGGCCTTTGCAGCTTTCTTTTCGGGCGCTTTCTTCTCAGCGTCCATAGCGGCACGGGCTTTGGGGTTGTTCTTGTAGGCGTTCTCAAAGAAAGCACGATCTTCGTCGACCATGCTCATAGCCTTACGAGGGGATTTCTTGGTTGTTGCCATGTTCATTACCTCACTTATTTCTGAATTACGAGCGCGTCGCGCGTCAGCACAACGTAACTCCAATCGGTACGGATTACGTTGTAGCCCATTTTAAGAGCCATCTGAGCCTCACCAGAGTTGTTTGAGAAAGACGAATTTGTTCTGCCGCTATGGGCGAACGCTTTCTGTGTTCTGGAACTCTGAGAGGAAAGCGCCTGTCTTACAACAGACAGGTCGACGACGCGTGCTTTCGGAGACAACGCACCAATCGTGGTCGCGCTGCCGTAACTGCCTGCCGTTGTTCTGTCGCCGAAATAATAACCCTCACCGTACATACCTGCGCCGGTGTGGGATGCTGCGGCGTTCTCGAAACGAGAGCGGGACGCAGT